CACCCAGCCGATAACGCCGTCCAACTGTCTTATCGCCTACAACGCAGGAATAAAAGCGGTAATTGACGGTCATATTCTTGAAGAGACGCGGGAATATCTGCGCAGGTACACCATGTACGAAAAGAGGAAGGCGGCCGGAGACGGCTCCTGGAGAAAAATATGACAGGACTGCAAATGATAGGTGTCGCGTTAATGGCCCCATTGGCGGCGCTAATAATAGAAGCGTCTTTTATGGCCTGCGTCCTGATGATCATGGATAAAAAACCGGGTATATCGGTAGCGGCCGTATTGTTGATAGCCGCTTTTTTTATCGGTGCGGCGCTCTTTTTAGGGCACGCAAAATAAGAGGAGGAGAATATGACCAAGATTCAGTTGATAGGAGTGATTTTGGCACTGCCGGCATTGGCACTGGGGTTTGTAATATCGTTGTTTATGATAGTCCTGATCGAGAAGGCCAAGGAAAAATTGGCTTTGCTTTTCCTGGCGTTGATATTCGCGGGATTCTTCCTCGGGATATTGCTTATCTCCGGATGCCGGACTACCGAGTGCGCGGCCGGGCATTACGAATCGGTGTACCACCCGGCCAGGCTCGATATGACTTATATCGGGGATAAGGGTTTTAGTCCGGTATGGCAGCCAGGGTATCTGGAAGATGAGTGGGTATGCGATGAGAAGTGAAAGTTTTGCTGAGCGGTTTTTTAAAAAAGGGGGAGTATTTAAATGTTTAATTATGATCTCGGAAAAGAAGCCAAAGACAAAATTACGGGTATTAAGGGGATTATCGTCGGGCGGATTGAATATTTGTTTGGATGCAATCAATACGGAATAGCCAGCCGGGCGTCCAAAGATGGGAAGTGCCCCGATACTCAATGGTTCGATGAAGGAAGGATCCAGATCATCGGAAAAGGAATTACTTCCAAAGAAGTAACGGCCGATAAGCCGGGAGCGGACTTTAATCGGGATTGCCCGCGCGGCAGATAATAAAGTCGAGCAAGATAAGGAGGTTCTATGTGCAAAGACGTCCTTAAATTCACCGCTTTCACCGCATTGATCGCGGGCATCGTCTGGGTCTTATTTGCCGCTTTTTAGCTATGTTTAAACCAGTAGACTCGCAGATCTACCGTTACCTGGTGCAATTCCATACCGGCAGGCTTCGGCCGGTCAAAGCCCGTGAACTGGCTGTAAAGTTTAATACTACGATCCGGGACGTGAATGAAGAGATCCGGCAGCTGCGCAAGGCGATGGTCCTTGTGGGATCTTCGAAGGTGGGCCCTTCCGGTTACTATATACCCGCCAACGAAGAGGAGGCCAGGATATACCTGTCTTCTTTTAAGGACGAGCTTTTCGATATGCTGCAGACTTACAACAAGCAGAAGCGGGCGCGCAAAGTACACCTGGAATCATTGCAAACAAAAGATCTGTTTAGAACCGACCCACAAAACGCAGGACAGTTAATATTTGTCTAATTAGGTTTCAAAATGGGGGTGAGTTCATGCCGGGGATCATAGAACTTAAAGGCGGGATGACGGTCAGTATGCCGTTGAGCGGTAAGGTTACGGGTGTATGTAAATTCTGTAAGCACCCCATCTTTTGGTGTACGACCGAAAAGGGCCGAAGGATACCGGTCTCCCAGAATTGGGCCGGGGAATATATCAATCATCTTAGTGTCTGTTGGGGGAATAAGAGTACCGGGAGGGGGCGCCGGCAATGAAAAGATTCCATGATACGGAGATATGGGAAGAGGATTGGTTTATCGCGCTGGACCGCGATTATAGAGACCTATGGATTTATATAAAAGATAAGTGCGACCACGCCGGGATCTGGCGGCCTAACGTAGCTATGTTTAATAAGTTATACGGCTGCGAAGCCGATATAAGCCAGGCCTTGGAAATCTTTAATAGGGATCGGGAAAAAGGAAAAGAACGGGTTATAGCCTTACCGAACGGTAAGTGGTTTCTATGCCAATTCATCCCGTTTCAATACGGCCAGGTACTAAATCCCAAGAACCGCGTGCATGCAAGCATCTTAGCCCTCCTTAAAACAAATGATGTCAACTTGACCTCAATTAGACCCCAAGTTGAGGTCTACGAGACCTCAAATAGACCTCAAGATGACCTTAACTTGACCTCAAATAGACCTCAACTTGAGGTCAACGATAGGGTTAAAGACAAAGACAAGGATAAGGATAAAGACAAGGATAAGTATTTAAAGGGGATTGTTAAGGGGGAATGGAAATTCCTGCAGGATGAAAGGTTTGTCCAGGCGTTCGCGGCTTACCTGGACATGCGTCAAAAAATCCGCAAGCCGGCAACAGACCGGGCAAAAGAACTTGTTCTAAAAAAACTGCATACCGCAAGCCAGGAAGAAGCGATCAGCATGCTTGAGGAATCGACAGCTAATTCCTGGCAGGGGATTTTTCCGCTTAGGAGTGCCAAATCCGGCCCAAAACAGCCCGAAACGGATATTCACCGGTTTTTAACCGAAAAACTCGGCAGGTTGGCCTCCAAAGGGGCGATTAAGGCGGTTTTAAAAGAACTCCCCAGGGAATCCTGGGGTAGAGTCAACCAGTGGCTGCGCAACCGCTGGCCGGATTCCAGCGGCAGGAATTTTGTGGAAGCGGAGCGGGAGTTGATAGCTGAAGGGTAGGCAGGCAAGGAGAAGTTGGCCAGGTTAACCTCCAGTATCGCCAAGGCGAAGGCGGATTAGGAGTAAAGGGGGATAGGTGGATATAAATAAAGTTATACTCGCGGGGCATTTGACCAGAGATCCGGAGTTGAATAATCTTCCTTCCAGTGCGGTGTGTAATTTTACCGTAGCGGTGAATTATAGATATAAAACAACGGGCGGAGAGCGCAAGGAGGAGGTTGCCTTTGTCGCTTGTGTAGCCCAGGGGAACACTGCGGATGTTGTTGTCAGGTATTTTTCTAAAGGTAAGCCGATTCTTGTTGAGGGGAGGATCAAGACGGAATCTTGGGAGGATGGAAGCGGCAAGCGGCAGCATAAAACAAGGGTTTGGGTTGAGAACATCCAATTTATCGATAGTAAGACGGGAGGTTGCTGATGGGGTCGGTGAGCAAAAGAAGGCTGAATAAAATATTTTACTCGGCAAAGAACTTCAAACAATGGTGCAAGGCAAGGGGGTTAGACTGGAAATCGGAAGCAAAAGCGCTGGGGAGAAGAACAAGTTAACCGGTAGTAAAAAAAAGGGGGATAAGCCGTGGATATGAAAACAGTGGAACTAAAAGACATCAAATCGTCGCCTTATAATTCGCGCAAGACGTTCGACGCGGAGAAGATGAAAGAGCTGGTGGCTTCCGTGGAAGAAAAAGGGATATTGAATCCTATCCTTCTGCGGCCCAAGGGCGACAAGTACGAGATAGTCTGCGGCGAGCGCAGGTTCCGGGCCGCCACAACCGCAGGCCTCAAAGATATTCCGGCCGTGGTGCGGATCCTGACGGACCAGCAGGCCCTGGAGTGCATGGTGATCGAGAACCTGCAGCGGGAGGACGTGCACCCGCTTGAGGAGGCCGAGGGGTATGAAGCGCTTATGAAAAAGCACGGATATAAGACAGTGGAGGATATCGCGGCCAAGATCGGCAAGAGCCGGGCGTATGTGTACGGCAGGCTCAAGCTGTGCGACCTGATCCCGGAGAACCGGAAGATATTTTACAGCGGAAAATTCAGCCCTTCTGTGGCTCTCCTGGTGGCCAAAGTACCTCCAGGCCTGTAGCTGGAGGCCGGTAAGCATATCGCCAAAGGCGGAGAATATGGAGTCCGAGGTGAGCCTTTAAACTATCAAGAAAGCAAAAGGTACATCGAAGAACAGCTTATGGTGCAGATCAAAGAGGCGCAGTTCGATCCCAAAGAGAAGGGCCTTGCCGGCAAGTGCTCCTGTCTGGAGTGCCCGCGGCGGACCGGCAACGACCAGCTGCTTTTCGCGGACGTCCAGGGGAAAGACATCTGCACGGATCCCGGGTGTTTTGAGGTAAAGAAAAACGCGAATGTGCAGCGGGAGATAGCAAGGCTCAAAGAGAAGGGAAAAGCTGTTATTTCCCAGGAAGAAGCAAAGCAGCTTTTTCGATATCGCAACGACGAATCTCCGGATAAGAAATATATCTCCCTGGATAAGCATGACTACTCCTGGCCGTCAGGCGTTACGGTCCGGAAAATGCTAAAAAACAACAAGGACGCAAAGATCGTCTGCGCTATACAGCCGTTCACCGGCAAGGTTATCGAGATGGTTGATAGATCTGATCTCCAGGGGATCCTGAAGAGCGCAGGGATCAAGGTTTCTTCCGGAGAAGGTTCCCGGCCAAAGGATCTGGCCAAGGCGAAGAGAGATAACCGTATCCGCAATGCAAAATACAGCTTCCATGTATCGAAGGTATCCACTATTGATAATCAGAGAGTCCGGAATGTGATCATCCTGGACAGGATACTGGAGGATCTCGACAGGAACGCCCGGGATATGCGTCCGCGCGAAATTCTTGAGGGGATCGTCAAAGGTACCGGGAAAAGCTGGGGTGATTGTTGGACAATTACCCAGCTTTACGAGTTGGGAGATCAAAAGGTGCAGGAACTGATCGCAAAAGTCATCCTGGAGAGGTCAAAAGCATTGGCTGATGACGATCTGGAATTCCTCTGTGGTTCTCTCGGCTTCTCGATGGCCAAGGATTACGCCATCACCAAGGAGTACCTCGAGGCTTGTACGAAAGACGAGCTGGTGGGGTTGATCAAGGAATTCGGGATATCATTCGCCCAGGAGAGGACGGCGCCCAAGAAGGTCTTGGTGGAATATGTTTATAAGAACGCCCCTAAGGGGAAGGTACCGAAGGAACTGGTGAAGGAATGAAGCAGATCCTGGCGACCGATCTATTCTGCGGAGGCGGGGGCACTTCAAGCGGGTTGAAAAAGGCTTGTGAGGAGCTCGGGCGTAAGCTTTGGCTGCTTGCGGTCAATCATTGGGACATCGCCATCGCCACGCATTCGGTTAATCATCCCTATGCCCGGCATATATGCGAGACGCTTGACAGCGTGAATCCGCGCAAATTAGTCCCCGGCGGACGCCTGGATATCCTCTGGGCGTCCCCGGAGTGCACTCACCATTCACGCGCCCGCGGCGGGAAGCCGTGCTCGGACCAGTCCCGGGCCTCGGCTTGGCACGTTGTCCGCTGGGCCGAAGCCTTGTATATCAAGAACATAATCGTTGAGAACGTCCAGGAATTCCTTTCCTGGGGGCCTCTGGGGTCAAACGGGAAGCCGTTGAAAAGCCGCCGGGGAGAAACGTTCCGGGCCTTCCTGACCGCTTTGGAGTCGCTCGGATACAGGGTTGACTACCGGGTTTTAAACGCGGCGTATTACGGGGATCCTACCACGCGCGAAAGGTTGTTTATCATAGCGCGGCGCGGCCGCCAGCCGATTACCTGGCCGGAGCCGACGCATACCCCAGACGGAGAAGCCGGGCTGTTCGGCAAGACAAAACGCTGGCGGACGGCGCGGGAGATCATTGATTGGGGGATCCCCGGGCAGAGTATCTATGAGCGTAAGAAGCCGCTTTCGCAGAACACGATGAACCGCATATACGCAGGACTGCGGAAGTTTTGCAGTAAAGAGCTCGAACCGTTCCTTGTCCAGTTCTACGGGACGAACGACGCGCGGTCTGTTGACCGCCCGGCGCCTACGGTTACGACAAGCGGCAATCATACGGGGTTATGTCAGCCATTCTTGTTGCATTTTAGCCGCAACGCAGACGGTAAATCGATAGATAAACCGGTTCCAACCCAGACCACAAGAGAGAAATTAGGATTGTGCGAACCCTTCGTTCTTGGCCAGCAGTCTTGTGCGGCGCCGCGGTCGGTCAATCAGCCGGTGCCTACAGTCGCAGGAGCCGGAGCGATATCCCTGATCCAGCCGAAGATCAACGGTCAGACACTTGATATACGCTTCCGGATGCTCAAACCGCGCGAACTGGCCAGGGCGATGTCATTCGGGGATGATTATAAGTTTGCAGGAAATAGGGCAGAGCAGGTGAAACAGATCGGCAATGCCGTGCCGGTGTGTCTTGCCGCGGCATTGTGTAAGGAGGTGTTGAAGTGAATAAAGAAGAAATATTTCAAAAGGCTCTTGATAAATGGGGAATCAGATCCCAGGTTAATCAACTATTTGAGGAAATGGCAGAACTGGTAATCGCCTTGAATAAATTTAACCGCGCCAAAAACGATAATATTCGTGAAGATCGCGTCCACGCCATTATCGAAGAAATAGCCGACGTGGAACTTATGCTCGACCAAATGAAGAATATCTTCCACTGCAAAGAGCGCGTCGAAGAACAATACAAGATGAAGTTTAACCGTCTTATAAGGTTAGTTATGGAGGAAAAATGACCAGAGAAATCTTATTTCGGGGGAAGCGCAAGGACAATGGGGAGTGGGTGTATGGGAGTTATGTAGTTACACCAAAAGGTAAAAGCAGGATATATTATGCACCTTTTAAAACGGCTACACAAAACACATACCAAGAAGTCCTTCCCGAAAGCGTAGGGCAGTTCATCGGGTTGCTGGATAAGAACGGAAAGAAGATTTTTGGGAGAGATATCTTATTTGAAGATATTCTTAATACAGATCCAGGACACAAAAAAATTCCAGATTATTGCGTAATTGTATCTATGCAATATGGATGTTTTGGTTACGAACCTACACATTATTCAAAGGTTCATCCGGATGACCAAAAATGGCAGTCTTTTTATAATAGTGATGATGAGGAACTTATCAATATGAATTATTTTGAAGTCATCGGCAACGCCACAGACAACCCCGAACTGTTGGAGGACAAATGAAACCAAGCATTCTCCTGCCTCTGATTTACTCTTTAAGGAGAGGTTTACCGTCTGGGCGCAAATTTTCGATAGACCCTGCAATAATCAATCCACCACAGACGGAACAGCAGAAGCAATATTATCTTGAGCGGGCACGATTAAAGAGAGAACGAAAAAACGCCAAGAGATTGGAGGACAAATGAAAAGCATCTGTTCCCTGGATGCAGAAAGGCAGAAAGATGAACAAGCTTAACGAAGGGCAGGTTGAACAGGTGCGCATAATGCGCAAGGATGGTAAGAAATATTCAGAGATCAGGGGATTCTTTGAAACTACCTACAAGATCAAACTGTTTGATTCGGAGATTGCGGCAATCGTTAAGGAGCCTGCCGAAAAGAAACCTAAAAAGTCCGCAAGCGTTAGAAAGGTAATTATCCGCGGAAAGCGGGCTTTAAGGGATCTCACATCGGAAACCAGTGAGGAGTTCGTGGAACATATCCATGCCGCCTTCAATATACATAAAAAGGGATTTCTGTCCCGGGTACAGAATATATTGGAGTCGGAAAGCGACCAGGGAATTTAAGCAGTCCAGGAATTAGAGAGGGCATGGAAACAACCGGCAAGCGAAGCAAAAGTGAGAGGATGGAGGGTATCGACATGGTAAGAAAAAATAAAGATACTTTGTTAAGTGTGTTGCAGGATATCCGTAGAATACTCATGGGAAACTCGTCTCCTTTAGTCAAGATTACTACCAAGGAGACACCAAACAGGTTTATTGATAATGGTGATGGGACCGTGACAGATAGCATTCTTAAGGTTACGTTTGTCAAAGACCCTTCCAGTATCCCCGGGTTAGATAAAGTTATGGATTTCTCCTCAGCCGTAGAGGCTTGCGCCAGGCTTAATTATGCCGGAAAACAGGATTGGCGGCTGCCGACAGTTAAGGAGTTGAGTTCTATTATCGACTATAGCTGTTGCAACCCCGCTTGGGATAAAAATATCTTTGGCGGGAAGTTCGATGACTGGTATTGGACTTCAACACTTTGCGCTTGGAATACAGGGGCCGCGTGGTGCGTGGGTTCCGGCGACGGCGACGTGCTCAACGTCGGTAAGGCCAATCGTGATTATGTTCGTCCCGTCCGTTCCAGCCAGTGACCTTTTGACCTTTAAGGCGCGTTAAACCAAACAACACAGAGAGAAGGAGGAAAGATGGTAAAGGCGGCGAGAGAGGCAAGATTCACAGCAAACGGCGACAACACGGTGACGGATAAGAACAGCGGGCTGTTGATCGTGCAGGATCCCACGCAGCTGGGAGAGGATTTTCAGCGGGCAATGACCTACGAGGAGGCCGAGAAGGCGATCGCGGCGCTGAACGAGAAGGGGCATGCCGGCTTTAAGGATTGGCGGCTGCCGACAGTGGAAGAGCTGTGCGGTATGCTCGACCGCACGAAACACGATCCCTGCTATGACACCGGGATCTTTAAGGGCAAATTCGACAACTGGTATTGGTCAGGTGATCAATGCGCCTGGACAAGGCAGGAAGACGGCAGTTATACGGCCGCGTGGTGCTTGGGTTCCGGCTACGGCGGCGTGGACAGCCTCGATAAGGGCAGTCGTAATTATGTTCGTCCCGTCCGTTCCAGCCAGTGATGACATTTTGACAATTTAGACCATTGAGGAAGATATGAGCGCAGCGTACGAAAATCTAAGAGTGTATAAAGCCGCAAAAGATATGACCGCCTATTTTGAAATGCTCATCCGCGGCTTTGAGAGATATCACAAATACCAGATCGGAGTAGATATCCGTAGGGATTCGTATGCTGCGCTCATTTTGATAGCCAAGGCCAATATCCGCTCACTAAGAGAAAACAACCTTAGACTCGCCTTGGATAAATTATTAGAACTAAAGATAAAAGTGGATATATGCGCTGAGATTAAAGCATACCGTAACCCTCATAGTTATGCGGTAGCCGCGCGAAAAGTCAGTGAGGTATCAAAACAGTGCGAAGGATGGCTAAGAAGTTGTGAGAATCCCGGTAGGCAAGAGAAGCCTGCCCGGGAGCCTGCGAATAGGAAGTCACTGGGCGCCTTTTCCACCAGCAGTTCAGGTATGAGAAAACAGGAAATGGTACCGAAAGGATCTGTTTCCGATGGCCATTATCGGCATTAAGTGAAGAGGCAAGCAGCTTGTTGTTGCCTTTGGGCCGCGTGGTGCGTGGGTTCCAACAACGGCAACGTGAACAACAACGATAAGGACAATCATAATTATGTTCGTCCCGTCCGTTCCAGCCAACGATTCTAAAAGCAGTATATTTTCGTTCGAAAATATTTATCGGGCTTATATCGATTGCCGGAAGAAGAAACGCAACACAATTAATGCTCTCCGGATTGAAATTGGTGTCTCCGAGAATATTATCCAGCTCGAATGGGAACTAACCAAGAAAACTTACCATCCTTCGCGCTCTATTCTGTTTACCGTAACAAAACCCAAGAAGCGGGAGATCTTCGCGGCTGATTTTAGAGATCGAATAGTGCACCATCTTCTTGTGGATCAGATGGAAAAGGTCTTCGAGCCGGTTTTTATTCATGATTCATACGCTTGCCGGAGCGGTAAAGGTACACATGCCGCAGTACACAGGTTGCGTAAATTCACCCGGCAGGCTACCAGGAACGGCAAGTTAAGAGCATATTACCTGCAACTCGATATAAAAGATTTTTTCCCGTCAATTAATAAAGAAATTCTTTTCGATCTGATCAAAAGAAAAATAACCGACCCGGATATCTTATGGCTTACCCGGGTGATTCTCTTCTGGGATTGCACAAAGTCGTACATCATCCGGGGTGATTCCGCACTATTGAAATCCATTCCGGTCAACAAAAGCCTTTTCGGTAAGGATAATGAGCGCGGCCTTCCGATAGGAAATCTCACGAGCCAGTTTTTTGCCAACGTATATCTCGATGAGCTTGATCAATTCGTCAAGCATACTCTTAAATGCCGGCATTATCTCCGGTACGTGGATGATTTTGTGATTCTGGATACAGACCCGGAGAAGCTGGCGGAATTGAGAGGGCGGATCGATGAGTTTGTCGCCCAGCAGCTGAAGCTTCAGCTGCATCCTGAGCGGCGCAAGTTGTTGCCGGTGTCCAATGGTATCGATTTCCTGGGGTATATCGTAAGGCCTGGGTATGTATTGGTGAGGAAGCGGGTAATAAACAACCTTAAGGCTAAGCTAAAAATGTTTGCTTCAGTAAACATTAATCCGGAAAAGATTAAAGCCGTGATCAGTTCTTATCTCGGGCATTTTAAGCATGCCAATACTTATCGGTTGCGGCACAGCCTATTCTATTCACCATGCAATTAAGTAACAAAGAATTTGTGTTTACAGTTACCTGCAAGAAGCTGTCTTCTAAGCCGAGGATGACTCAGAGAGATAGATGGGCTGGAAGGGATATCGTAGAGCGATGGTTTGCCTTTCGAGAACTGGTTGTCTTATCTTATCGCCAGTCCGGAGGGAAGTGCTTCTTTGGTCCGGTTTCTATTGGGTATGAATTTCATATAAGAGAAGGCCGCCGGGTAGATTTAGATAATCTTATAAAAGGGATCAATGATGCCTTAAACGGAGAAGCGTGGCCGGATGATTGTTGCTCTATTGTGCGAGAATACGAGTTTGCAAAAGTTATCTTTGTAAAAGCTGGGACACAGGAGAAAGCCAGCATATCGATCAGGGGGCTTTAGGTGGGAATATGGCAGGATTTAGTGAACGGAGGTTTTGAGCTGTTGGGGGCGCCTTTTATTCTTATGAGCATAATCAAGCTGCACAGGGATAAAAGAGTAAGAGGAATATCGTGGATTCATATCCTGTTTTTCTCAGTCTGGGGATGTTGGAATCTTTATTATTATCCCCACTTGAGTCAATGGGCATCATTTATCGGAGGATTATTTTTAGTAGGGATGAATACCATTTGGTTAATTCAAATCGTTTTTTATAGCTGGAAGGAGAAAGTATGGCAGAAGAAAATTTAAACAGGCAAAAGAGCCAAGAGATCCTTGCCTCTATTCAATACCACGCTGCCATAATCCACGATTTATTGCAGCCGGGGTCGACAGTCGATATTACCTTTATGGATAACAACCAGATCATATCTCCGATGCCGCCGCGCGTGGTAGGCAGGTTGATCATCACGCGTCCGACAGCTGTTCTACAAATCAAGACAAGGTAGGTGGATAGTGATCAAGAGAATAAAGAAGTGGCTAAGGCGCAGGCAGCTAAAGACGGCGATTGAAGTCTTGAGGAACCTGGATGTGATCATGAAACGCTCGGGATGCGACCGCAATACTCGCCGAAGGGTATGGCGCGAGATGGCAAAAGACCAATCCAATGTGGTTAGCATCCTCGATGATGTCTATAAGCGAGCGGGTCCTTCCGACGGGGGGAGGGGATAGCGGGTCGGCCGAGGCGCAGCGCGTAAGCGCGCACGAAATGATTTTGCGCCATGTCATGGTCATAATGATACCTAACGGATGGTAGTGTAAACTTAATTACACGACGGAAAACAGGAGTTTGAGCCTATGCAGATCAATGCCAAACCGGACATTCAAGAAGTGCAAATGTCATGTATCAAACAGTGCCCGGATAACCCACGCGAAATAGCTGATGAGGCACTGTCCGGGTTGCGTTCCAGCCTGGAAAGGTTTGGATATGTCGATCTTATAATTTTGAATAAGCGGAACATGCAGATTGTTGGAGGGCATCAGCGGTTTAAGATACTGCAAGACGCTGGGATTAAGAAGGTTAACTGCGTTATGGTTGATGTTGACGACATGATGCAGCAGGCGATGAGCCTTACTTTAAACAACCAAGCTATCGCCGGCTATTTTATCCAAACTATTATCCCGATTTTGGAACGCTTACGCCGCGATATGCCGGAAGACTATATTAACTTGCGCTTGCAGGAACTCCGCGAAGAATGTCATGATTTGGAAGTTGAAGTGGTGGGGAATACCCTGCCCGATGATATCCCGGAGCCTCCGGAGATATCGATCACTAAGCCCGGTGATCTGTGGATCCTGGGAGATCACAGGCTTTTATGCGGCAGCAACACAAATGCCGGGGATATCACCAGATTGATGGATGGTAAGACCGCGCAACTGTTGGCCACGGATCCTCCGTATATGGTTGATTATACCGGTGCGGACCGGCCGAACGGTGGGAAAGACTGGTCAGATTTATATCACGAAGTGGATATTCCGGATGCTGAGAAGTTTTATCAGGATTTCTACACGATCGCTTTGCAGCATGTTGAGCAGAACGCCGCACTTTATCTTTGGCATGCCGACCGCCGATTACTTCTTATTAGAAAAATATGGGAAGAACTGGATTTATTGATCCATCAGCATATTGTCTGGGTAAAGCCTTGCACTATCATGACATTCTCAGTTTATCCATGGAGGCATGAGCCTTGTCTCTTCGGCTGGCGCCGCGGCAATAAGCCGTTTTTCCGTCCTTCAGAAAAGCGGATTGGTTCGGTATGGTTCTGCAACCTGGTAAAAGACGGAGATCCTACAAGCCCCGAATATTACAGTGATATCTGGGAGTTGGATTTTGATGGGAAGAAACGCAATAGCGGTTTAAACCATCCTACCGTAAAGCCGACAGAAATATTTGCCATCCCCATGCGGGTGCATACGAAACCTGGTGATATCTGTCTTGAACCTTTTAGCGGATCCGGAAGTCAGATTATCGCGGCTGAACGTGTCGGCCGGCGTTGTTTCGCAATGGAGCTTGAGCCGGTATTCTGTGATGTAGCTGTCCGGAGATGGGAAGAGTTTACGGGTAAGAAAGGAGTTCTTACCTGCGCAGCCAATCTTTAGTAATTTTTCTATCTATCCAAGGAGTCCGAGGCCTATCGCTTCCCCGTTTTTTATTAGCCGGAGGTGATTTCTTGAAGAATCTGTAGAATGGCATTCTTGCTGCGATTAGCCAAGACCTGATATTCTTGCGAACCACAAAGTAATGGTTTTTTGACAAGTAATACAAGATCGGGATAAATATCGATGTTAGCAGTATCTTATACCGTGTATTCATGGAGATATCTTTCCATCCAGTTTAAATTAATGCATTAATGTATTATAGCACTACCAGTGGAATAGATACAGAATGAAGGTTGAGTAAGAAGGAGGGGTTTAATGGAAGCATTGCTTTATATTTACTTATCCGGGGTTTTATTCGCTCTGGGAATTTCCGGAAGGCCTTGTAAAGGAACGAATCTTTTAGGATACCTTGGCATGATTATTTTGTCATGGTTTGGAGCAGGAGCGCTTATAGGGATTGGATTGAGTAAAGATGTTTCTAACCGTGTTGTCCTTACGGAGAAAGATAAATAAACGGGCGGCCGGGCCCGAATAGTTAAATCCGCGCCACCCACATGTTCAAGGCATGCGGGTTTTTCCAGCCGCTCACACACAGATGAGCATATTTTAATTCACGCTCGCTCTGTTTGTCAATGCCCGCATGATGGATAATTTTAAAAACCAGAAAATCAGAATAATCGAGATGGCGAAAAAACGCCGGCAAATACAATTAATAGAAAAGCTACAAAGCGGCAGGTCATCAACCCCCGCGTTAAAGAAAGGGGAGATCCGCGAGCTTGAGGAATTAAGTTCCGAATCGGAATCCCGGGGATACGCGGAAAGCCAGGAAAGCGTTGCCCGGGCTTTCGGGGTTTCGGTCCGTACGGTCGCGCGCTGGCTAAAAGAAGGAATGCCGCCGGCACAAGACGGTAAATACGATCTTGAAAAGATCAATTCCTGGAGAGCGGAACATGAGGGCAAGGTTTCAGGAGGAAGAAAAGGCGTATACGCCGACAAGGTACGCTGGGAAATAGCTCGACTGAAGGAGGACGTGAAAAAGCGCAGGATCGAAAACGACGTCAGGAAGGGTAAGCTGATACTGCGGGATAAGGTCGAAAAAGAGCTTATAAACATAAGCCTGGCCATGAAGCGGGCGCTGCTTGTTCTGCCCAATACGATATCCCTTCGTTGCTTCGGCCAGGAGCCGCGTAAGATCAAGGCCATTGTCCAGGAAGAAGTGGAAAACGTGATCGACAGGATATCAGAATCAAAAATATTCGATAAGAAAAAGGAGAAGGAAAAAAGTGGCTAATGCTGGGGTTTTGATCCCAATGCCTGAAATATGGACGGATCAGGTGCGCATGGCATGGAAGATCCCCAAAGGGCAGACGGTTTCGGAATGGGCAGATAAGAACAGGGTGCTTGACCCTAAAACTTCCGCGGAGCCCGGGCAATGGCATACTTCGCGCACTCCTTACCTGCGCGGGCCCATGGATGCCTTTAACGATCCGTTCATCGAGGAGGTCACTCTTATGTTCAGCACCCAGGTAGGCAAGACCGAAGCGTTTCTTAATTGCCTGGGGTTCGCCGTGGACCATGACCCGGGACCGGTACTATGGGTCCAGCCCAGGGAAGCAGACGCAAAGACCTTCTCCACCGATAGGCTCAAGCGGATGATTGAGCTTTCGCCGGCTCTTTCCGGGCACATGACCGGCGTTCAAGATGATATCTCCAAGCTGGCGCTCGAGCTGGATAGGATGATCATATACCTTGCCGGATCAAACAGCCCGGCGGCCCTTTCCGGGAAGCCTATCCGATTCCTCCTGCTTGATGAAACGGACAAATACCCGCCTTTTTCCGGAAAAGAAGCTGATCCGATAAAGCTTTCCCGGGAAAGGACGAGAACGTTCAAGGTAAGCAGAAAGATATTAAAATGCTCCACGCCCACGCTAAGGGAAGGATACATAAACCGTGAATATGAGCATTCAGACAGGTGCAAGTATTACGTCCCATGCCCGCACTGCGGTGAGTACCAGATCTTTATTTTTCGGCAGTACCTTAAGTGGCCGAAAGATAGCGAGTCTGATCCCGAGAAGATAAAGAACCAATCCTTGGCCTGGTATGAATGTATGCACTGCGGCGGCCGCATCGAAGACCGCCACAAGCAGGCCATGCTGGAGGCCGGCAAATGGGTCCCGGAAGGGTGCACTATAGGCAAAGACGGGACAATATCCGGGGAGATCCCACAGACTTCCATGCGCGGTTTCTGGCTTAGCGCTCTGTACTCCCCGTGGTTGTCATTCTCCGAGATAGCGGCGGAGTTCCTCAGTTCAAAAGACGACCCCCAAACACTTATGAATTTCGTGAACTCCTGGCTCGCCGAGATCTGGGAGGAGGGGCTTGAGCATAATACCCCGGACAAGCTGCGTAAGCTTATCAGGCCGTACAAAAAACACGTCGTTCCCATGGAGGTGAAGGTCCTTACCGCCGCGGTGGACGTCCAGAAAGATTATTTCATATTGGCGATACGCGGCTGGGGCGTCGGGCAGCGGTCCTGGGGGATACTGGCCGAGCGGGTGGAAACCTGGGACGACGTAGAGGATATTATCTTTAGCACCTGCTATCCCTCGGAAATCGCCGGCATAGACCCTTTCAAGGTCCGCCTTGTTTTGTGCGATACCGGCTATCATACGGATGAGGTATACAACTTCTGCCGGCAGCACCGGGATCAGGCCAGGGCGATAAAGGGCGTCGATCACCTTAATGGTCCCACGTATCTCGTGTCGGTCATAGACCGGATGCCTAAAAGCGGCAAGGTCATCCAGGGGGGGCTGAAGCTGTGGCGTATCGATACGAGTTATTTCAAGGACAAGGTGACCAGGCTGATCCAGAACACGGAAGAGGACAACACGCGCGGGGGATGGTATATCCCGGAAGGGACGACCGAGGATTATTTCAGGCAGATGAGTTCGGAACATAAGATACAGGTTCGGGACCCCAAGCGCAAGACTATAACCTACCACTGGAAAAAGATACACACCTCCGGGAGTAACCATTACTGGGATGTCGAGATCTATAATGCCGCGGCAGCCGATATGCTGCGCGTATACGCGATGAGGGAATCTGATTTCCAGAGGCAGCCGGAAAGAAGGGAAGAACACAAGAAAAGCAGTTTTACTCCATCCCAGTCAGGCGGAAGCTGGCTTGGCGGCCGCCGCCAGGGGTGGATCAAGCGATAGGCAGGATATGAGCTGGATAAACAGATCTTCCCGGAGCGGTTGGCTCGGTATAAGGCACAGCAGGCCGGCCCCGTCTGCCCAGGCGAAAGAGGCGGACCCGAAGGCCCAAAAGGGCGGCCAGGATGACGAGAATTCCAGCTACGGGGTGATATATTACCCCATAAAGTGCCCGAAGTGCAAGAGTAAAATCATAAAGACCTATGCGAGTAAACCTCCGATAAGGTACCATAAATGCCTAAAATGCGGGTATAGATTCCGTAGCAGTGAGGCGGAAGGGGAGTAAAAGTCGTTACTACAGCGTAGTAACGACCCCCTTGACAGGTTTTTAGGGTAAAGGATAATAGAAGTACAATTTATTTTCCACGGCTGATCACCGGAGGAATTTTTCAAGCGGCAGTTGGGTGCCTAACCACCTAACTGCCGCTTTTTTATTTATCGTCGGAGGAGCGATGTCGGTTACCACACAGCAGATGCTCGACGCGGTTGATGCAGCGATATACGCAATCCTTACCGGCGGGGCTGTTCAGTCTTATAACGTCAGGGGGTCGAACGTGAACCTGCAAAAATACAGCCTTGCCGAGCTGCGGGATATGAAACGGTCGCTTGAGAAGAAGGTCTCCGCCGAGAACGGCGGTAACCGTAATTACGTCAAATTTCCAAAGTGATGGAAAAGCGCAGAAAGAAGATCCCTTTCTCACAAAGGCTTGATAACGCGATAGGAGTATTTTTTCCACGCGTAGCATTCAGGCGCCGGCAGTACCGCATGGCAAATGACATACTCGCCGTCCGCGGAGGATACGAAGGCGCCGCCAGGGACAGGCTCCTGGGAAGCTGGACCCCGTCAGGGGCGTCGGCCGACGAAGTGCTGCTTGACGAGTTGTCGGATCTGCGCGAGCGCAGCCGGTATCTTGTCCGTAACGATGGGGTTGCGGCAGGGGCCTTGAACACCATGGCCGACAACGTGGTCGGCACAGGCATATTGCCGCAGGCGCGGATAGACAAGAAAAGCCTCGGAATGTCTTATGAGGAAGCCGAGGATTTTCAGCGCATAGTGGAACGCGCCTGGGAAAAATGGGAACCGTTTGCCGACCGGCTCGGGAGGATGAACTTCTGCGAGATACAAGACCTGGTGATGCGCCAGATCCTGATGAACGGGGACGTGATTGTCCTCGTACAGATGCTTGACAGGCCCTACAGGCCTTATTCGCTCTGTCTCAACGTAATTGAAGCAGACCGTCTTGCTACCCCCTCAGATAAAACAGGCGACAAATCGATCCGTAAAGGCGTAGAAATTGACGAGGCCGGTGAGCCGGTGGCTTACTGGATATGCAAATATCACCCAGGGGATACTACTTACCGAAGGAGCACCCGTGGGTCGGATGAGTTCATCCGCATCCCGGCGCGCAACCAGTACGGACGTCTTAACGTTCTGCATCTTTATCATACCAAGCGGCCGGGGCAGTCGCGCGGGGAACCGTTTTTCGCCCCTGTGATAAGCAGATTTAAACATCTTTGTGACTATATGGACGCCGAATTGGTGGCTGCCAAGGTAGCGGCCTGCTTCGCTGTATTTATCAAACGCGAAAATTCAGAGGAATTTGCAATCTCGGGTACCGATGAAGTTCAATCTGACGGTAAGCGTCTTACAGAATTAGAACCTGGGATGGTGGAAAACCTTGAACCCGGGGAATCGATCGACTCATTTTCCCCGCAGCGGCCGGGGGCGCAGTTTGACGCCTTCGTAGAGAAAACGCTGCGCTTTATAGGTGCAGGGCTTGGAATGCCTTACGAGTTGATCTTTAAGGACTTTTCCAAGACAAATTATTCCAGCGCCCGGGCATCCCTGCTTGAAGCAAGAAAGATGTTTCGTAAGGAACAGAAATTCATCGCGGAAAAGCTCTGCCAGCTGATATACGAGAACCTTATCGATGAGGTGGTACTGCGCGGAGAAGTAAGCGTTAAGGATTACTTCCCGCGGCGTATGGATTACACCAGGGCCAGATGGATAGCCCCAGGATGGGGATATATAGACCCGACAAAAGAGATAAGTGCTGCCAAAGATGCAATCAAAGGCAATATTTCCACGCTGGCCGATGAATGCGCGGCGCACGGCAAGGATTGGGAGGAAGTGATCGAGCAGAGGGCCAGGGAGGAAGATAAACGCAAGCGGCTCGGGCTTCCGGACGAAAACTCTTCCAAGCAGGACCAGGCACCGGCGGCCCAGCCGGTACAGGAAAAGCCGGAAAGAATACCCGGGCAGGAAGGAATACCAGATGACCAGGAAGATTAACGAGGCCGCATACCTGAAGCCCTGGGTGATGAAGGAAGAAGTCGTCAACGTCATGCGCGAGGTCATTGACAGGCACTTGCGCGGCGAGAAACTTCCGGAAGGGGAAGTCGCACAGGTAACGGCTGGAAAAAAGACGCCGCCTGATTACGAGGTCATAAACGGGACAGCCAGGATCCCGGTTTACGGAATTATTTCAAAGCGGGCAAGCCTGATACAGCGCATTTCTTCCCCGGGGACGTCCACGCTTGAGATCGAGCGTGACCTGAAAGCGGCGCTGGAGGACCCGCAGGTGCGCGATATTGTTCTGGACATAGACAGCCCTGGAGGCGGCTCAGACGGTGTGCTCGAGCTGTCAGATATGATCTACGCCTGCAGGGGGAAGAAAAAGATCACCGCCTACGCAAACGGCGATATGTGCTCCGCTGCCTACTGGATCGGGTCGGCGGCCGATAAGGTCTACGCCAGCCGCGGATCTGATGTCGGATCGATCGGAGTTTACTCTGCCGTTTACGACTACACGGTGGCCAATCACCAGGCAGGCATCAAGACCGAGGTGATCAAGGCCGGTAAAAACAAGGCCGCCGGACATCCGGACAAGCCGTTTACCCAAGAGGACCGCCAGATCATACAAAAGCGTATCGACCATATATACGACCTCTTTGTGGAGGCGGTTTCGCGCAACAGGAACATGCCGGCAGAAAAGGTTCTCGAAATCGCGACAGGTGACGTGTTTATCGGTCAGGAAGCCATGGACGCTGGCCTCGTGGACGGCATCTGCACGTTCGATTCGCTGTTTTCCGGACAGAACCAAAATTCTCCGGCTGCGGCCGGAACTAAAACCAAGGCAGCAGCCGATGCGCAGGGCGCGGAAGGCTTAGAAATAGAAAAACAGGCGGCAGGAAGCGCCTTAAAACCAAAACAGGAGGGAAAGATGTCGGAGTTAAAAGACGCAACAATCGACCAGGTAAAAGCCGAGAACAAGACGGCGGCGGACGCGCTTATAGCCGAGGGCAAGGCCGCCGGATCCGCCGAAGCCAAGGCCGCGGAGACCAAGCGCGTGGAAGGGATCATTTCCAATACTCCCAAGGGAATGGAGCCTCTGGCCCTGGAGGCAATAAAGAACGGCACGAGCGTGGAAGACGCGCAGAAATCGTTCCTTAAGGCCCTGCAGGGTTCCGGCGCCGCCGAAGTGCCCCACGGAGAAGGATCAGAAGGTAAAGGCCCTGAAACAGGCAAAGCGGCCAAGACGCACCTCGATATGGCCAAAGAGTACCAGGCGAAGCATAACTGCAACATGACCGACGCCTTGCGTGCCACTGCCAAGGACTTCGAGGCGCAGAAAAAGCAGGTAAAAAAATAAGCCCGGCATAGACGCGCGGGTTGAAATCTTATTAAAACCATAACAGGAGGATAAACAGATGTCACAGCAGAATGAAGGGGGACTGAAAGCCTTTACAGCGGGAGAAGATCTTGCGGCATACCGCAGGGTCAAGCTGTCCGGCGGCGAGGTCGTATATGCAGACGCCGGCGAGGAGTTTATCGGCATCACGCAGGAAGCCAAGTTGGACGGCGAGCAGATAACCGTCGCCATGCGCTCGTCCGGGAGGACGTTTAAGGCAGTGGCTGCCGAGGCGTTCGCCATCGATTCCGTGCTTTACGGCGCGGCCGACGGCAAGGTCCAGGACACCGTATCCGGGACCGCCCAGGGCATTGCCCTTGAGGCTGCGACCGCAGCCGGGGATATTGTGGAGGTCTACTTCAATAACGGAGCCGCCGGCAGCATCGGTCCGGATTCCGTAAAAGTAGAAGCCGCGAACGAAGGAGCGTTCCCGATAATCATCCGGAAAGTGTGTAATTTTAACGCTACCCCGGATGCGATTGCGGTTGCCACGGCCAGCCGCAAGCTGCGTATCATAGACTGGTGGCTGCGTGCGATCGACAACACGGCTGCCAATATCACGGTGAAGAATGCCGGGACGTCGATCTCTACGGCAGCTCTGGCAAAAGGCGCGACTGTCGACGCGATAGTTCATGCGGCAAGCGTCGTAGAGGCGCAGGCGGAAGTCGCATCAGGAGCGGCAATTACCGTTGAATCTTCGGCTGCGTCGGCCGACATAGAACTGTTCATTATGGCAGTTCCCATATCGTAAAAGTTTTAAATCTTTGCGGCTGATCCCCGCGAAGATCTCGAAAAGCGGCAGTTGGGTGCCCAACCACTCGACTGCCGCTTTCTTTTTGAGTTCTTAAAAACAAACGCAGCACAACAAGGAGGAAAACATGGATTACAGCGGAACAAGAGCAACGCCGCGGCTGGAATTGGGAGTGGCCGCGCAGGAGTTTATTGATTCACAGGATGCTTTTATCGGGACCAAAGCTTTCCCTATCTTTAACACCAAGGTACCCGCCGCGGCATATCCCGCGATCACCAGGGAAACCGTGACCAGGCGCGATGATGCCAAGAGAAGCACTCGCGGAACCTATAACAGGATAACCATCGGGGCAAAGGATAAGACCTTTAAGTGCGAAGAGCATGGTCTTGAAGGGCCCTTGGGAGACGACCAGCGCAAGCTTTACGCCAGCGACTTCGACGCCGAGCTGCAGATAACCCAGGCTACCACCCGCAAGGTTCTGATCGAGCAGGAAGCGCGCATCGCCACGCTGGCATTCGACACAGCCACCTTTACCGGGGCGGCTCTTTACACCAACTACAGTTCTTCCGCTCCCTGGGCCACGGCTGCCAGTGATGTTATTGGCTCGATAAGGGCGGTCAGGGGCAAGATCAGGCAGAATTGCGGTATGGAGGCCAATGCACTTATCTGCAGCAAGACTAACATCGATTACCTGCTGGGCAATACCGCCATCAAGGCCGCGATCCAGTACGTTTCCGCTCTTACCGAGCAGAATCTGCTGAACGCGCTTGCCGGAGTGCTCGGTTTACAGAAGATACTGGTCGGCAAAGCTGTATACAATAGCGCAAAGGAAGGACAGTCGTTTTCCGGAGCCGAGATATGGAGTGCAACGTATGCCCTTCTGGGAATAGTCCCGGACAACGGCCAGGATCTTTCCTTGCCGGCAGTCGGAAGGACTTTTCTCTGGACCGAAGACAGCCCGGAGAACGCCACGGTGGAATCATACAGGGATGACGGAGCAAGGAGCGATATCTTCCGTGTCAGGCAGCACACGGACGAGGTGCTCGTGGACGCTTACTTCGGACACCTGATGAAAGTCGCGTAAAGCAGCAACCGATAAAGAGGCCCGCTGCCCCGGGGGAGAAATCCTCCGGGGGCGGGGTTTTATCCATGAGCTTCCAGGACCAGGCAAAAGCAGATTTTATAAATAACGTGCTCAACACGGACGAATGTGCCGAGGACATCACGTATACGCCAAAAGGAAGCACCGCTAAACCGATCAAGGCGATCGTGGAGCGTAAAGGCCTGCTTAACGCCGGTGAGGTTTCGGGGCGCATCCTTGTCGAGCAGGTAGAGATTATCATCGCTAATGACTCCGAATATGGTGTGGAGGAAATAAACAAAGGCGGCGACACAGTATCGCTTCCGGAGCGCATAGGCGGGGATATCGTCACTTTCAGGGTTGTGCATATTCTCAACCAGTGCCCCGTATCTTGGCATTTACTGCTTGAAAGGTAAAGCTTATGGCAACACCCAAGCAGGAAATAAACCTTAGCCGGTATCTCGACGTTGATGGCGTGCGCATCGATTCCCGCCGGCTTGATGTTGCGCTGGAACACGCCCTACCGGCGCTAAAAGAAGAGGTAATGGACGCCCTTGATCATATCCGCAAGGGGTTCTTCAAAGCGCTATATGCCAATACCGGACTGAAGGATAAGCGGTTTATCGCCACCAAAAACGTCGGTATCGGCCGCCACATCAAGGTTTACCGCAACCCGCGCGCCGGCAGCGGACCGCTGGATATGGTCCTTGGCATATTCACCCGCTCAAAGATCACCGCTTTACACGAGAAAGGCGGAACCGTGCGCGCTAAATCCGGGATGATGGCGATACCTTTGGATTCCGCCAGGTCTTCCGGCAGGCTTTCGAAGTCGGTCTCAGAGTTCCAGGGGATGCGCAGGGTTTTTGACCCACAGTCTGCCAAAGCCAGAGCCCTGAAACTGTTTATGGCAAAACGGGGAAGCAATACCTTCCTCTTCCGGAAACAGGATAACGGGGAAATCGATGCCTTATTTATCCTCAAAAACCAGATGACCATCCAGCCGCGCCTTAGACTTCAGGACACCTGGGATAGGCTGGAAGGCTACAGGATAAACGTCTTCAACGATTCTGTGGGGAAAGCGCTATCTAAAACTGGGCTTATATGAGCACTGTATCGATCCGGGAAAGCATACTCGCCAACATCGCCACGGTCCTGGCGGGGATCACCGCGGGCAGCGTATATAACAATACCCTTGCCAGCGTCCAGCGGTTCAAGGCCGCGGGCAACCAGGTCGCATCTACCCCTTGTGTTGTGATCACGGCCGCGCCTGAAGATAAGGAAGACCATCCGGATCCGCAGAAGACCTGCACTCTTACCATAAGCCTCGATGCCTATATGCGCGATGACGAGGACGAGACAGTAAATTCCGATACCCGGCTTAACAGCGTACTCCTGGATATCGAGAAAGCGCTTATGCTTGATTACACCCGGGGAGGATACGCCCAGGAGACCCATTTAAGACGCATTGTCCCTTTTACAGTCATAGACGGGGGCGCCAGTTACGGGGCCCAGATCGAAGTGGATGTCATTTATAAACACAGCCGGCTTGATCCGGCGGCTTACGTTTAACGAGGAGGATATATGTCGAACAGTTTGCTTACCCGCCGCCGGCTGATAGCGGCAAAAGTTGAAAGTATCGAAGGGACGGCGGAAACACTTGCCGCCGCAGACGCCAAAATCCTGGCTTACGATCCCAAGGTATCTTACGACTTCGAAATGTTTCAGCGTAATCCTGCCCGGGCGTCTTCTTCTCCGGTAGGCAGGATAGTCGGTAAACGTCCGGCCGGATTGACCTTTAAACTCGAATTGCGCGGGTCCGGAACAGCCACAACCGAGCCGGAGTGGTCAAAGATCCTGAAGACCTGCGGTTATGCCTGCAGTTCGCTTTATTCCATAACGGTTGGAGCGATAACTTCAGGGCCTTTCCAGCACGGGGAAGTAATCAGCGGAGGAACGTCTAACGCAACCGGGAGGGTAATTATAAATACCGCCAATGGCGTGACCACGCTTTATTTTGTTGCCCTTTCCGACACTTTCCAGAGCGGAGAGACCATCACAGGGGGAACTTCCGGAGCAACAGCCACAACCGGATCAGTCCCGACAGCTGTTGGTAAGGTCTGGGAACCGATCACATTCAACAACGGCAATATCGTCTCTCTTACTATGGGCTGCTATGAAGACGGGATAAAGAAGGTCCTGCGGGGATGCCGCGGGAACGTCAAGTTTTCCTTCAAATCCGGGGAGCCCGCCTTTATGGACTTCGACTTCAAAGGTGTGGAGGCTGGTATTACCGACGTTGCTATGCTTAGCGGTATAGCGCACGAATCGACCAAACCGCCGGCGTTTGTCAGCGCGTCTCTTGCCATAGACTCCATAGCCGCTCTTTTGAGCCAGATAGATCTCGATACCGGGGCATCGCTCAATTATCGGGATGACGTCAGTTCTGATCGCGGGATACTTTCAGCGCTGATTACGGACCGGGCGATTTCCGGATCATTTGATCCGGAAATGGTGCTTGCGGCCACTTACGACTATCACGCCAAGTGGGTCGCCGGCACGGAAGCGGTATTGGACTTCATCGTGGGTTCCAGCACGGGCAACAAGTTCCGTTTCTACGCCCCGCACGTGCAGTATACGAAGGTAGAAGACGGAGACCGCAACGGCATCAAGACCGCGGCGTGTCAGTTCGACCTTAACGCTCCCATTGCCCTGGGGGATACGGAATTCGCCATTTTGGCGCTTTAACGGGGATTAGAGAGGAGACCATTATGCTTAAAGGGATATATGTACACGAAATAAGCGTTTACGTCAGCAAGCTGGACACAGACGCAGAAAACCCCACCAAGTTCCACGTAGGGGTGCTTGATCCGTTCCTAGAGGCCTATATCAACGACACGGCCACCACGGCCGTCAAAAAGGAGCAGGGAGCGGGGGAAGAGGAGCTTGAGGTAAAGCTGAACCTTTCCCTGCGCAACCTGCTTACCGTGAAGTTCTGCGTCAGGAAGATAGAGAACTTCTGGGATCCGAAAAAGAAGGAAGCCGTGACGATAGAGGCAACAGCCGTGAAGATCGGCAGCAGGGAATACACGGCGCTCCCGGATGACGTGATCGCGGCGCTTCCCGGAGGTACAGCCATCCTCATGGAATTGTCCCTGGAGGCCCGCAGGCTGAATACTTTGAGCGAGGAAGAAGCAAAAAACTGAGACTGGCAATTCAGCTTCCGGAATTCAAGCTGGATTGCCGCAAGTGCAGCGAGGGACAGAAGCGGGAGCGCGGGTGCCGGGAAAAGAGCTTTATCCCGGATGTTTGGAGCCTAGGGGAATGGAAGTTCGATAGGTGTCCGCTGAAAATTGTAAAGCAACAGAGCTTTGATTTCATCAGGGCGTTCAATTTTTATAAAGAGTCGGGCTCTTTTCCAAATCCCGGGGCGTGGAGCTTCCAGCCCAAAAAGCTGATTGAAGCCTTTCTATTCATTCAGTCAGAGATAAACGCCATCATGGAGGAGATGAAGAAAAAGGCGTGATCTTAGGCCGTCAGTCTTTCTTAACGGCCCAGACCAGGGCTATCACCCAGCCGAGGAAGGTCCAGCCAAGGAAGAGATTCAGTATCCCTATCGCGGTAACGTCTTTGTGCCCCCGGTTTCTGGCCACAAAAAAGGGGATGAAGTATATGGGGATTCCTACGAGGATTGCTACTAAAAATACGCCTGTTAATGCTAAATCATCCATATCAACATCCTTATTTACGAAGCTGTGTTGTTTTTCCGTAATGCGATAGATATGAGACAAGCGAGGGCAACGGGAATGCCGAAAAAAAGAGTTCCGAACTTTGCTGTTGGGAAGATTACGTTGTCAAGGAAGTTGTGCTCGCCATCTTCCCAGTATATATCCTTAACAGTTTTATGCTCTTCGGCACGTATGTTATGCATCGCTACCCATCTTTTTTTAGTTTCCAATAGAGAATCTTGTGAACTCATAAACCAAAACGTTGTAAAGATTACCGCTAAGATTGTCCATATAACTAAGAATCTCTCTAAATGTGTTTTTATTAAAAATAACGAGGCAATTGATACTGGGATACCAAAAAACAACATCCCGAATAAAACTGTTGGGTTAATTACGTTATTAAGCAAATTATATTTCTCGTTATATTCCCAGAAATCATCGTTAGAGGTAGGGGCCTTAATTTTTAAATTAGCACTTACTCTACCATTATATTTATTTACCCACTCGTTTTGTGAAGCAAGTAAATGTTTCTTAGCCCCAATAAAGAATAATGTTGTGACTATTGCGGCAATAAGTGTCCAGATAACCAAAAATTTCTTCATGTTTCTACCTTTATCACAAAAACTGGAGGTTGTCAATGTCTACTAATAAAGATGTCAGTTACGAATTAAAAGTGAACAGCTTTTAAGGCGATTTACGTTTTAAAAGTGAACAGTTGAAAATATGGCATACTTTATCCAAAAAGGAAGGTAAAGTATGTCT